ACTTAAATCTATTTTCATTAATAACAGATGCGGCTACCATAGTATCTACAATACGACCTTTTAACATCTTACCAGTTTCTGCTCTCATCCAGCAAACATCATAAATTGCATTGTGAAAAACTTTTGTAATGTTTTTATTTTGCAATATTTTTTTATTTATCTGGTCCCAAAAATTTTTCTTTTCTGAATCAGATTTTACGTGATCCGAATGATGTAAAGGAAAGTAAACCGTATCTTTACCTGTAGCTACAGCTACACCTGTTATAAAACCATCACCTCTTATTGCTCCTAGTCCTTTAGTTTTTAAATTAGGATCATAGGTTTCGATATCTAATGCTACGGTATCTATACCATTTAGATCTAAATCTTCTGGTGTGTTACACATTATAATCCCTCTCTATAATCATTTCTAAAAAATGTATTGCTTTTAATATATCTTGCTTCTTTCCCTTATCACGGTGTCTGATAATATACTTTATAGCACAACCTTCAGGGTATAGCAATTCGTTCTCTACTACAAACTTACTGGGTTGAATTTTATATTTTTGATAGTGACTTCCACCATGTTGTTTGTCCCATACTTTACTCATATAACCTCCTTTACAATTCTAATATTTCTCTTCTGTGATTTTGTATACCTGCTAATCCACCCGGCATGTCTTCAAAATTAGAAGTTCCTATACTCCAACAATCTATCTTGCCTCTACTATAAGCAACATAAGCTAACCTTATTGGTTCATACTTGTCTGCTTCTTGCCTATACACAGAAAGATCAACTATAACATTATCATAAGTTAAACCTTTTACTTTATGTATCGTATCGTGTTCAACTCTAGGCATTTTTTCTATATCCATTTTATTGTGTAATACTTTTCTTATGAAAGGCACTTTTTCAATCAAATCTTTTTCTATTAATACCTCTGAAAAATCTTTGTATTGTTTAGCTTCAGGTAAAATAAAACCCATATTAATAAACTCTTGGATATTATACTCTTTGTCATGTAAAGGTTTTAATTTATCAACAGAACCTTTTCCATAAACTTTTACAGTTTTACCTATTAAAGGCCAGTACTCCATAATTTGTTTTTTAGAAACTTTATCATTTAAAAAATTGTTCCATGTTTTAAAACATCTAAAGTGTTTCCTGGAAACATGTGGGTGGTCATTAGAAACCAATTTGTAATCTATACCATTGGATTCTAAAAACTGATTAATTCTTTTGTGAGTTGGGTTGCCTCTGTATGTAAATAAAAAACTTTCATCAGTAGTTAATATTTTATTAATTAATATTTTACTAGCTTCACAACTCTGTTCAATACTGGGTATCCAATAAGAGTTACCAACAACACCTTCTACAGGAGTCCAAGTTCTCACTGCATTAACTCCCCATTTATTCCAAACAGGAGCTATAATGTTTTTACAAATTTTATTAATAGTTTCTCCACATCTTAAACCTTCTTTGAGTTCATTATCTTTTGCTTCTGGTGTGCTTGCTAATTTATAAAAAAAATCAGGATCAGAACCAGCATACTCATGAATTGTTTGGTCAGGGTCACCTATAAAGATAAATCTTTTTGCCTTTGTAGCTGCTTTTTGTAAAGCTTTTATCTGAGGTTTACTGCAATCCTGTGCTTCATCTACTATTAAAATGTCTATGTCAGTTGGAACCTCTGCCCAAAATCTAAAATTATCTATCATATCTTCAAAAGAAAGTTTTTTATGTTTTTCTCTAAAAGCATCGTATTTTTCTTTTAATGGTTTTAAATGATGTTTATTGTAAGGAGCGTAAGATTTTGTATTACATATTTGCCAATATTGATCAAAAGTCATTTCTTTACCGTGCGCGTGAGAGGAAAAGGTATACAAAGGATGTTTGTCCCATTTACCTTTGTTCCAATTTTTCATTGCTACATTTTCATTACAAAATTTTTTATGCTCTGTTTGTTCGTATTTTTGTAATGGCAAATATTCTGCTCTAAAATAAGAATGAATTGTACATATTTGATCCTGAAGTTTTGTATCAGGCACGTCTTTTAGCTGTGGTAAATTTTTAACAGCTTTTACAATTTCGTTTGCTGCAGTGTTGGTATGAGATAAAACAACTATTCTATCCCATTCATATCCAGCTTTTAAAAATTCTGCGTATTTATCTTTTAACCATATATGAGTTTTTCCTGTGCCGGGTGGACCTGGTACAAATTCTGGAACTTTATTCATCTTCATTTTTTGCTATTTCATCTATGACAACAGCTTCTCCTTCCCAAATAATTTTATTACTATCAGTAGGTTCCCCTTCTATTTTCCAAGATACACAAGATTTATCTTTGTATTTACCTTTATATTTTCCGGCTTTTAAATAAGTTTGCATGTTACGACAAAGATCAACTCTTTTCATAGTAACTCTATTTTTAGCTAATTCTTTTTCAAAGTTATTTAAATCAAACTCAATCCAATTGTTTTCTTTATTATAATAAGGCATCTTATGTATAGCTAATTGATCTTTAGTTGTGTAGACACCTTTTGTATCTAAATAATTTAAAAATGTAGATTTCCACCATGCTTCATCTTCTGCTTCTTTTACATAATCTTTAGATTTAGTTCTTGTTGCAAATTTAGCAATCATCATTTCTTCAAATTGTTTTGCTTTTTGTCTTGGTATCCAAGCTTTTGCTTGACTCATCGCTTTATCATAAAAAACTTTTTGATTCATTAACGACTCGCCGTCTACCCAAATTTTTCTTTCAACTATTTCATCTTTTTCAGGTACATTTAAATAAACATTATATCTATTTGCACCATACTCTTCTATTCTATCTATCATGTCTTTAGATATTTGATTTGTCATGTCTTGAAATATACCAATCCAATTAAACAAACCTTGAATACTTCTATGACTATAACCTGTTAATTCCGTAATTTTATTTACACCAAATTTTCTATCAGTTTTAGCAGTCGTTGATCCTTTTTTAGATCTTTCTTTTACATCATCATTTGCTGCTTCTGCTATTCTAGATATAAACACATTAATTTGTTCTTCTGTCCAATCAGAATTTTTTAAAAGTATACCTGCAATAGCTGTGCAGTATTCATCTCTCTTCCCTTGTCCAGGATATATAATTGTTAATGCAGTTGATAAAGCAACTTTACCAACATCCAAAGATAAATTGCCATCGTATTCTTTTATGCTTTCAAATTTTTCCCACTTAACATTTGTTTTTGATTTACTATGCAAAGATTCAGGAACTATAGTATATCTTTTTCTTTCAGTTCTTAATTCACATAGCATTGCACCATGTGGAAAGTCTTTGTAGTCTCTTTGAAATTCTTCTGGTAAACTAAATTGTTTAAATGGTATTTTATTTTTATTGGACCAAAAATAGTGACTAGAAGGATTACCATCTCTTCCAAATACAGCACCACATTCATTTATATAATAAGGTATAAAAGTTTTTATTAATTCATTATCAACATCTAAATCTACATCGTGATCAAGTCTTAAAGCTATTTCTGCTGTTTCGTGATCCCTGCTCCATATGTCTTTCTCTATTTTAAAATCTTCTTGAGTATAACCTGTTATACCTTTTTTAGGTTTACCCTTGTAACAAGGTATAATAACCCTGCCTAGATTTAACCAATCTTCATAATTTATAGGTTTGTTATTCACATTTGCCTTTCAAATAAAAAAACGGGCGAGTCCACTCTCGCTTTCTCGCCCATCCCTGCAGGAAACTTATAAGTTAAATTCTTTATTATTAGTTTCTTTAGACTCTACTTTAGTCTCTACCTCACCTTTACCTACACTAGTTGCGAAGTTCTTAGCCATGTCATACAAATCTTTTTGTGTAACAGAGCCTTTTTTAGAAACATCCCAACCAAACCATGTTCCCTTGTCGTTAGACATTTGAACAGTCTTTAGGTTATAAATGTGGCTGTAAGTGGGCGGTGTGAATAAACCATTTTTACCTTGCATTTTTATACCCATCATCATTGAGTTCCACTTTCTACTAACTTTAAGTTGAGTAGACTTCATAGAAATCAAAGCTGTGCCTGGATTTTTACCACAAAGAAGTACAAAATGATTTGCAGTATTTTCAAGATAGTTACCATTTGGTAATCTATCTTTGTAAGTTTTATCCCTAGTCGTTTGACTAACGATATCACTATCTGCATCATGAATAGCAACAGGAGCACCTGTACTTGTACCTCTGTCTTGCCATTCAACGTACTGTCTTTTGTAGTGACAAGGTATTACATCGATGTCATCATACAGTTCGTTTGTAACGGTGTTGATTATTTTGCCGGGTTCTGCGCCCTCGACATATTTACCATCACGCTTGTTAACTTCCGGTGATAGTTGGCCCAAAATTTTTAAGAAAGGCAACGCAAGATCTTCTTGCGATATATTTTGAGCACCTTGATTTGCATCAGCTTCAAATAGATTTGTTGCCAATGCTCCTTCTTTTTTTTCTGCTACTTGGTTCATGTTTATTTGTTCCTTTTTATTGTTGTTTTATTCTCTGAGAATACCCCAAAGATTTCCGTTGGCATTTCTTTACCTGCCTCAATACGCTCACGGACTAACGCTTTCAAAGTCATGGGCTCAACCTTCATCTTTTGTGTCGGTTGAAACCCTTGACCTTTTGCAAGTTCGGCATAATCAGCCGCCTTGTTATCTTCGTTACGACCAAACGATACGAGTATCTCGTTTTTGATTATATCGCCTAAGCCATTTTCACGAAGCCAGTTAAACGCCGTTTCTTTATTTGCTTCCGTTATGGTAGCTCGATACGTCGTTGAAACTTTAAGATGAGATCCATCATGCAGTTTTAATTCTGCAAGACCCATCTCAGACATCATTGTAGGTATTACTTCACCTGATATAT